CTACCAAACGCCTGTGCGTGCCTCAGAAAGTACGCAAACTGGATATCATCCCATGCTAAGATCTGCGTTTCAGACTTGTGGTACACAGCCATTAGCACGGGAATCGCCAGTTCAAAATCTATTCGGAGTCCTGCTCCCTCTCTGAGTTTTTTTCATCACCTATCGTCTCTTTGGCGACATCGCCAACACTCATTCCTGCGGCTAGTTGCGCTTCTGTCTTCTTCGGTTTCTCAGCCAGCCCGACGATATACGAGAAGACGTTCTCGAAGGTACGTCCACTCTCTGGCTTGAACAGTTTGTCGACGAACTCTTCGTCAATCTGGCAAGAGATCGGAACTGTCTCGCCGTCAATCTCCTTCGTGTAAGTGATGTCGGATCCGTACTGTTCAACCATTGACATTGCGATGGCGAAGCCCATGTGAGATCGATTGAAGCCTGCGAAGATGCGATCGGCGTAAGGCTCAAACTTCTCCATCACGTCTTCCTGCATTCTCTTTGCCATTGTCTTAGCTTCTTCGTCAGTTGCGGCGAGTGGCTTGTCTCCAGCCTCCTCGCGCATCTTAGCGATGTCTCGTTGCGTGCCAGCCATGATATTCGCCAGCGTCAACGACGCTTTGTTGCGAGCCCCACCGAGAGAGAATGTAGAACGCTTTCCAGTCCTATTCTCTTCGTCAGTCCTCACTAGCATTTCGAACTTGCCTTGATCACCAACAGAAAGTCGGGGGAACGTTAGCATCTGTCCCCCGACCTCGAATTCTTTTACGTGGCTCTCACTCTCAGCCTGTTCAATTGCCTGTACTAGATTTTGCGCGTTCAGTTCATGAGTCATGTTGCCTCCAATGCTATCCCTTGTTTGCCTTCTTGTATGCCGCTGCCGACTTCTTAATCACTTGGCCACGGGAGTCATCCTGTGCCTTCCTAATCGAAGCTGCTGCGTCTACAACCTTCTCTACTTTCTTCTTGGCCTTGGCCATGGTTACTCTCCTTTAATCTTTCGCTCTGTCAACGAAACCTAACAGGCCGTCAACCTTTAGTGTGAATGGATTCATGCACTTGCCGGAAAGAGGGGCAACAATGCCCGACTTCGGGACGTATGCCCAGAATTCGAATCGTTCATCTGCCGCTGCAACGTCTGTGAACAGAATCGCAAAGATTCGCTCACCTTCCAACATTGAGTACGACATCTCTTCAGCACCGAGCACCGCCCAGTAGGTGGCATTTGGTGGCTCTTTATCAGTGCCTTCAAGAATGGAGGTGTAGCTACGTTGCTCGTGTTGCACAACGTCAGCACCCGAGTTGTGACAAGTCCCAGTCGGAGAGTATGTATCTGAGGCGTTCCACCACTGCTTCACTCCCCAGTAGTTCGAAACTGTCACTTCTCCTGCATTCATGATGCTCGTAGAGAACGATCGGAAGCCGCTGTTGTCTTGTAGGCTCTTGAACGTGCTGACATCCTCTACTTCGGCCTCTAGGCCGATTGAGAGGGTGTCGTGGGCACCTATCACCTGTAAGAGGCATGTCGCACGCACGTTGTCGATGTACATCGTCTGAGCCGACGTGGGAGCGATCGAGAAGGTGTACGACTTCGTAAGAACGGGGGCCGTGAGGTACAAAGACCAGTAGCCCCAATTCGTATTGCCGTAACCCGTCTGATTCGCAACCATCGTCAGCACATCAGGTGTGCCAATCGTCGCGCCTGCAGCATCCTTAAACGTAACCGTCAGAGTCGCTTCCTTGCCCGTGGCAAACTTCGTCCACAGTGACAAGGACAGCTTCTTCGTCTCAGCAAGAGCAGTCGCGTAGGTAATCTCCTGCCCCATGTAAGTATCCGTTGCAGCGGTTGCCGTAATTGCACAACCGCCTGACAGATCGTTGTATCCGTAGTTCGCGCCCCAATCAATCGATCCTGCCCCTGCGGTAAGATCCCACCAGTCAAGAGACAGGACATTGCTGAATTGACCGCTAACGCCTTCTGTTCCTGCAAGCTGATGTACTTCCTCGGTCGTTTCTCCGTCCAGAATCACCTTCTCGGACAGGAACAAACCCATCAGATAACCTGCCTTCATTGCCATCGTTGTTCACCTACCTCTAAGGGGTGTAGCCCATGATTGTCGTGGGCTTGCCAGTGACTCGGAACGTTACGTTCACGATCTCCATCTCGTTTTCCATTCGGCCAGTCGGACTCATCTTCGTTACCTTGCAATTCCCGTCGAAGAATGGATGTGCTGATCCAGCTGCATCTTCGAACTTACATGCCGTATCGGTGTCACAGAAAAGAGCCGCGGACATCTCACCCATTTCCGGCAGTGACCAATCCCAGAAGACGGGGAGCGTGATGTCTTGAGGATCTACCAGCCCCAACTTGAACGATCGGAATGGCAAACTCGCGCTTCCATGAGTCGTCACATCGATCGTCGCCCTGGAGACGTCCATCGTAATGTCTGCATTCGTCTGGATCACATGATCTGTATCCCAAACGAATATCGCGTTATAGCCTTGGCTTTGAGCCATATTGTCCTCCTAACAGAACAGGACTTCGTACCGTGCGAAGACTCCGTACATCAACTGTTGAGATATTTCATCAGTGATGCTCTGCGGAGCCAACACCTGCATTAACCTAACCGTCGCCCAGGAATCAGAGACAACTATGTCTCGGCCGTCAATAGCTTGAATTGCTGCGTCCATCACTTGTATTGCCGTGTACTTGCTAACAGACCATCCAGTTATCTGGAACCGTGACCAGTTCCCTACTGCATCACCGTCTTCTCCATGCACATACGCTGGAGGGCGCCCACCAAAAGGGATATCCAGTACGACAAAAGCCGCTGATGCTGCTGCCGGCCTCTCTGTGTAAATTCTTTCGTTCCCCTCAGCATCGACCCCGACAAGGGCAAGCAGGTTGGTGTTCCGAGTTACTGCGGAATCCACCATCGCTGCTGTCAGCGCGACTGCAAACGGACCTATAAATGCTGCGTTCATTATGATCCCATCCCTGTAAGAATCGTTGCCCAGTCATTCCATACTTCATCAGTGGTGATCGTTATCCATGGTCGCGGGGCCATGAATTGAGTACCTGTTTCCAAGTAACCCGGATACAGGTTCAGTCTCCCCGGAAGATCGTCATTGATAATTCCTGCTTGCATCACAAGTACGTCACCGCGATGAAATACCGTCCAATCGATTGCATTTACCATCGAGTCTTTGTCGCCCGAGTGGTGAGGAAAATCCCATGGCATCGAGTGAGGAGGATAGACAAATGTGAAGTTCGCCTTCGCCATCTCTACCCACAATTCACCACACAACTTGAGACGTGTTTCTAGGTTGTTCATCACAACAGCAGTAAAATGCGTAGGGTCAAATTGAACGACGCTACCGCCTACGTTGTATCTCCCACCTATGTTCCCCCACTTTGTCGGGCCTGGAAGTGCCATTACGTTGTCACCTTCGTTACATTAGCTACTCGCACAATCGGGCATTGATGCGACCGATCCATCTCTGAAGTGTTCTCCACTCCAAGGATCAAGTAGTCGCGTCCTGTGTCCACCTGCTTTGCCAAGTCTCTCGCCTCTAGTATCAAGTCGTCCGGTACAGTCAGTAGAAACTCTTCAACCAGCGGCTGTGCGTAATCCGTCCATTCAACTTCTTTCCGATCCTGTCGCGCTCGCTGTGTCTTCCTGCACCATATCTCCTCGTAAACAGGACTGTCTTCGTCATACGACTGCACCTGTTCCCTGATTGCATTCAGTGTGGTAGTAGCTCGGAAGAAGCTAAACTGCACATTCCCGCCAACCATTACCTCACCACCGTCATTACTCGTCCGTTTCGTGCCAGCTTCGCATACTGATCAGCGAAGAACTTCTCTCTGTTCGCAAAGACTGATTCAGCCTCTCCGTCCACAAATTGATCCACGTTGTCGTACACCCGATACTGCTGGTCGACTCTTAGCAACGTTCGGGTACACATCTCAGCACAGACCTCTTTGATATCTGCCGGTAGTGGCGTTCCGTCATCGTCGTAGCCGCCCACATAGACAACTGTGTATAGTTGCGGCGTTCTGTCCTTCAACTGGATTCTAACCACGTCTGAGGGCCTTGGGAGCCTAACGTAGCGGTCGTACACCCAGTAGTCGTCATCTGATGCGTCCAATACTTCTTCTGAATCGTTATCAGTCACCGAAGTAACTGAAATGATGGGGGGACATGACACCATGAGCATGTAACGCCCCCCATCGAAGATTTGTGTAAATGTATCTTGGTCAAAGCCAAAAGGCCGACGACAATAAGCGGCTATATCTGCGATAACTTCCGTCACCATAGCGGATACGTTGAAGCCGTAGGATGTCTTGAAGACACCCGTTGGAGCTTCTGTCAACGTAAGCCGCGACATAATCCCAATTTCACTCGCAGTAGGCCATCCCATTACGCCCTCCTAGAGAGCCGCGCCCTTGTAGATCTCCCAGTACGTGCCAGTCGAGGCCCCTACTCCAGGTTCGGACAGGAACGAGTCATTCGTGACCTCTGATTCGGCCAACGCTCTCGTAAACGCCACGATGCACTTGAAGTAGAACCCGTCGTTCTGAACAACATCGTCAACAACGTAGGTCTCTCCTTCTCGCCACTTCAAGAGAGGCGGTTGGGCAATACCACGGAAGCCGATGAAGTTCACACCGTAACCAGTGTCCGTGTCAGTGTTCGTGTTGTAGTGCTGCACACGGACATATCCACCTTCGTTTAGCTCGTCTGTCGAGAAAGCGACGATGTTGTCTTCACCAAGTCCAGCAGCATCAGTAATCTCGATATCTGCGGACGAGTAGCCAATCGGTGTCAGATCAGTCCAAGTCGAGTTGTCTGGAGATTTCTGGAATGTCAGATAGATAGTCCCTCCAGACTCAATTTCCAATACCTCGACCAAGAACGCCCCACCACGGCATCCCCACACTAGCTTCGCAGTAGTTGCAGATTCCGATGCGGCACCGTTACGAACCTCGGTTGCCAGAATCGGAGTAATGTAGAACTTACTGTTGAAATCGCGTGTAAAGTCCACACCCATAATGTTTCACCTATCCTTTTCCTACGAAGCCTTAATGCCCGTGAGGAACTGTAGTTGCTTCTCTTGCTGAACGCCGAAGTCGATTTCTCGGGAGGCCAATACGCCAACCTGGAACTGTCGTGCGAAGAGCTCCTTGAGAATCGTGATTTCAGTCTGTCCGCCATCTGCCAACATGATCTGGTTCTTATCGCCTACCAACATCAGCCGAGAATCGGATCCCGTGCCAAGATCTGTCCGAATCTGGGACGACGTGTATACCGGCAAGCCGAGGATTCGGTTCGGAGGCATATCAGTGAGATCGGTAATGTAGTCGTACTCAGCGATTCCCGTCTTAGATTTCTTGAAGACGTTCATGTACGTCTCGGACATAACCCACGCGCTACGGCTTGCATCAACAACACCGTCTCTTCCACGAATCGCGCTCATCAAATCGAGCAGATTGTTGAAGGTAGGGATCGCGGATGAAAGGTCAGTCGTGTACGGAACCATCGACGGAAGATTGAACAAGCCCAAAGGCTGCTTCCCGCCATTTCCGCGCAATCCAACCTTCGTCTGTTCGACGGCCATCGACTGAACAATCTGTCGCCTGACCATATTCTCGACGTTCATCCGAGCATACTTGAGCAGGTTAAGTCGAATCTGGACTAGGCACGCCATCTGATGGAGGGTCAGCGTTACTTCGCTGTACTCCATGTCAGTGGTCCCGATATCGCTCGTCGGAGTGTCGCCAGTCCACGTGATGTTAGGATCGTCGCCTTCCTTCGGCCAAGACTGATACTTCGGAGAATTAGGCATGTAGTTCACGCCCATGTTCATCCAAATCTCTTGGCCACGGAGATTAGCGATCATCTCGGTATTGACCTCTTCAGGAATGAAGAAACCGCCTGCAATTTCAGACCCAATGTTGAGGTCTTTCAACTGCTGCTCACGTTCCTTGATTTCCTTCATGATCTCTTCACTAGGTTCTTTGCTGAAAGACTTCTGTGCTTTCAGCACGTCCATTTCAAGACCGGAATCTAGGAAATGCTCATAGTCCCGTCCTTGTGTCAAGATACCGACTGCATTGACGATCAAGAAGTCTTTTCTTGTTCGCTTCGTCGATTCGTGAATGATCGCTGGGCCTGCAGGCGTCTTCATCTGCGGACCAATGCCATCAAGCTGTGTCTCTTCAGGTGTGCGAACTGCCGTAGCAGTATCAACCGCACCTGGGACCGTAGGCTGCTTCATCTCGATCGTATAGTTGTTGTCGTCCAGGAACTTCTGCACTTCTGCAGGAGTCTCCGGATTTTCGTCCTTTGTCCCCTTAGCAAGTAACGCCTTGGCTCCTAATACTACCAATTCTTGCTCTTCTGGGGTCATTTGGCTCAGATCTCGCGCCATGTTGTCACCTCTTATCCGAATTTCTCCACGACCCCAGCACTGAGCGTTACTAGCTCATGCTTCAGATCTTGGATTTGTCCTTCCGCCGTTGTCGCCGCAGCATCCTTCTCTACGATGACAGCCTTGTACCCGTCGACTAAATCTCCAATCATCTCAAAGGCTTTGTCGACTGGAAGAACCCCCGCCGCTGCTGCCATTCGAATCTCTTCAAAAGTCTCAAGTGCTTTATCACCCTCGACCTTCGTAGAGCATGTCATTTCCACCGTTGGATCTTTGCCTTCTGCCAACGCTTGTTTCACTACGCTGACTACTGCCTTGCTGAATACTTCTTCTGTTGCGAGATTGAAGCTAACAGGAACCTGTAACGGTCGGCCTGCGCCTTCTGCGTCTTCAAACATCTGCTTCAGAATGGGAGAGGGGCCTGCGTAGACTTGCTCTGCGTAGGCCCGGAACATCGATTTCAGGCCGTCCGTCCGCATCGACTCTCTGTTCGACGGCAATCCAACCGGACTATGCTCGAGGAGTTCCCACTCCTTGATGTCCCAGCCGCCCCACATATCGCCTTTGTCAAGAGGCGCCCAATCGTTGATCATGAAGCCAACAGAGCAACAGTTCAGGACGTGCTTAATCCACATCTCGTAGTAATCTTTCCCTAACGACTGTGCCACATCGTTCAGCCATTGCCACTGTGCCCATGTAAGATTTTTGTATTGCTTAATCACTTCAGTGAAGCCGACTGGGATATCATGATTGTGCTGACCGAATACAGTCGGATTCCTTTCGTAGTTATCAGTGATGACCAAGCCAGATTGCCACATTACGTCCTTGTCACGATCTGGAGAGGAAGACGAGATTACCGATTCGGCCTTCGGGCGCGTGTCAAGTAGGACTCCACCCTGTTCACCGACATTAAACACCCTCTCCGGCTCTCCTATGGACTCTGGCAGAGATCGTTCATGCAATGCGTACTTGAACATCGCACCAACGTTCCCTTCTTTCAACAGTGTCGTGATCTCGCCGCGGTCGAGAACTACATGCCCGTCCTCTCCCTTCACCGCAATCTCGGTTACTGTTAGTGCCTTCCTATCCATTACTGCGCCCTCCTTTAGCTAATCCCTTCTGAACGATATGTCGGCCCTTGGAAACGGTCTTCTTTCCACATTTCGGACATATATCCGTCGTATTTGTTTGTACCATTCCGCAGGCCAGACATATTCGTTTCATCTTTACTCCTCTATGTCTTCCAAAATCGGCATCAAGCCGCCCAACAGATCCCACGGAATGACTGTCTTGTCTTCCGTATTCGGATCGTCGAACGCTTTAAGAGACAGCTTCTTTCTGAGCGTGAGCTCCACTTCTTCCTCTCCGAGCTTTGAGACTTCCTTGATGAATGCCTCTTCATCCTTGGGAGTCTTGAAGACGAGCTTATTGGATCCAGGAGCGCCTTCAATCGGTTCGGTCTTCGGATTGCCCTGCTCATCCAGCTTGCAATACTTCACTGCCTGTTTCGTCCGCTCGCCCTGGAAGGCTTGCAGATGATTCGTGATCTCAAGCACAGTTCGCGCCAGCAAGTACGAGGTTCTAACCGGAAGGTCAATCCCTACGAACTTAGCCGCCGCTGCCTGAACCATCTGTGCTTCTGTCAACGTCACTTTCATTGTCATGCTGTGCTCCTTTGCTGCTCTCTTTTATGTGGCCCTATGCCACGTCAATCAAATAGAGGGAGAGGCCGTTAAGCCCCTCCCGTTATTGCTATGCAGTAGCTGCAAAGTATTGGAGATACTTCGCTGTTCCGTCGATTAGGATTACGATTGAGCCCTCTGCTGCAACTCCAGCACCCGTAGCTGCTGCTACAACCGGCGCTGTCCCAGCCGCTGGGAACGCGAATGCCGCTGTGAAACTACCTGAAAGAGCGGCAAACTCAATTCCAATAGGACATACACAACTTGTTTTCGTAGCAAGGTGTATAGCGGACACGATGTTGTTGCTTTCCAACTTGACATTTAGACCGTAATCGGTGTAAGTATCGCTGCCGCCGCCAGCCCACAACTTCATAACAGATGTCTCGCCAGCAATGTTCGACTTAATACCAGTCGTCTCAAAGTAACCAGCCTGCATCGGTTGGTCACAAGATCCGCCAGCACCAATCGCCACTGAACCAAAGACACCATAAATGCCGCCAGTAGCGGCAAGAGCCAAAGCTAGACTTGCATCCACAGAGACAGCACCATACAAGCCGATAAACTGATTGCTGGTATCGCCAGTTTGTGCAGCAGTGATCGAGATACTACCTCGTACACCATAAACCTCTTGTGCCTGATGAGCCACAGTGATCGAGGATAGGATACCCTGAATAAACGAGGTGGTAGCAAAATCGCCTGAAGTCGCTATAGTCAGGTACTGACCCAGGAATGTACTACCAGCAGTTTGCTGACATGTAACATCGATACGTTCGACGGCAACATTGACAGCATTGCTTCCGAAAGCGAGAGGCGCACCTGCTTGATCAGCAGCCACAAGAATCACTCCGGTATCAAGACCTGTTCCAGATGCACCAGTGAAAGCAATCCCCGCTCCAGTACAAGCTCCAATGCTAATACCTGTCGCACCGCCAGAGATCTCAAGACCGATAGTGGTTGCTCCAGAGACCTTGATAGACGCTGCTCCTGCAAACAGAAGGTCGTCAGTTCCTTGATCCCACTGCATCGTCGCACTAGCAGTAGCACCGTACCAGAACATGTCGACACCCTTGCTGCCGCCAGTTGCGCCGACAGAGAGCGTTCCATTCGTGTCAGTGGAAGGATCCCAGAAGACTCCGCAACCCGTCACGTCGCCGTACAGATTGAACATCAATCCCTTCGTGTCAGCACCAATGTAGACAGCACCGTTCGTGTCGCCGTCTTCGTCAAACCACACAAGATGGCCTGCCGTAGTCCCGTACCAAATGACGTCGCCGGACGGAACACCGCTCGCACCAATCTGCAGTGCAGTGCCACAATCCGCATCGATGTGGATCCCATACGTCATCGCAGGACTCGCACCTGCGACCTCAGTGATGTAGATCCCCGCTGCCATGTACGGGCTGTAGTTCTTCAAGTAGAACCCGTAGTCACAACGTGCATCAGCGTGCGTGTATCCCATGATAAGAGCCGTGTCGTCACCGTAGTTCACGTTCGACCCATAGCTCAACATCACGTTGAATACCTGTCCGTCATAGGCGCCCGTACTCGTGTTGCTGATCATGCCCTTCAGCGCGGCGATCGAACTCGTCGCAGCACCCTGTGTAAACGGACCAATTAGCGTTACATTCGCCAATACTCCAACTGCATCGTTGACCGTGCATGTCGCTGCAGGATCAATGTAGACATTGAAATAGCCTGCGTAAACGTCGGTAATCTGCATATCAACATGTACGTCGGATCGAGTACCAATCAGTCCGCCACTTGTTGACCATGTGCCAGCGTATGCAGCAGTTTGCTGTAAATCAATGTCCAAACCGTATACATACGTGTCACTCGCCAATGGGACATCTATGTCGACTGTTATCGCACGCCCTGTACTGAAGTCAACATCAATGTTAAATCCTAGAAGTGTTTCTAATACACCAGCATCGGTGATCCCACCGATTACTGTAACACAGTCGCTCGCAACCCAATAGACTCGATAATCACTAGCTGTCAGTGCTGTAGCCATGCTGCTCACCTACCCTATATGCTGTAATAGCAATATGTCCTTCTATCTAGAGCAAAAGCCCCATCTCTTCCAACGTCTTACTGCCTTTACTCAAATTGCATTTACGACACGTGACCGCCAAATTAGAAGGTCTGGTTGGTCCACCGTTCGTAACAGCTCGCACATGGTCCACCTGCCTAGATCCGAGTGGTATGAGTTCGTTGCACAAATAGCACCGGATGTTGGGCTCCTCTGCCGCTTTTCTATAGATCTCGTCAATCTGCGCTTTTTGTTCGATCGAAATTCCGATCATTGTTCCTGCGATCAATGCCCTGCGGACGGCTGACTTAGCCGCCATTTCTGGAAGGTGCGTTTCTCGATAAACCTTGCATGTGGCTAATATCGTCTCACGATTAGCTAAATAATAATCTGCTTTGCGGGCTGCTATTGCTTCTTTGTTCGCAACATCGTATGCCCTACTTTCATCCTTATGAGCGCGATAAAAATCCTTCCTGTATTGCGTGAACCGCTCTTTGTTCGCTGCGAGATATGCAGCGTTCTCTTCCTTGTGCGAAGCTACATAGGCAGCGTTGTATGCTTTTGTCTTTTCGCTATGCGCTGCGTGGTACGTTGCCTTTTTATCCTTCGCTCCAGAGGCTAAGTTGTATTGCACAACGCCATACCCCACGCCCAAGACCTCGCCTATCTCACGGTAGAACATTCCTGAATCTCTCAGCTTCTTCGCCTGTTCCAACTTCTCTGGCGTCATCTTCATTAGGAGGACACCTCTCCAGTCTCTGATGGATTAGGTGCGTATCCAATTACTTCGTCACCTTTAGGGTTATAGATAGCGTTGCAGTCCGCCCCTGTAGCAATAGGAAGGTTCCAAATCAATGCTCTCATTTCGTTGGCGCTCCAACCCTGCGTTCGTACACGCGCTCCAACCTTGGCGAGGTTGAGTAGATCTCCCTTCAACGCTTCGATAGCACCAAGATCGAACACAATACGCCTACCATCGCCCTGTGGGACCAACGATAGGTTAATCACGTCCTCCATGATGTCGCATCTCGGGAGTATTCCGTTCTCGTAATAGAGCTTATACATTATCTCAGAAGATGCTCTATTTGCATCTTTGTAGTTACCTCCGACAATCGGCGGCATCCCGTAAGTCCCCCACACTTCTTCTTGTGTGCCCAAGCGTAGATTTCTAAAATCCATGTCCTTATGCGAGCTACCAGTTGGAAGCCACTTTATTCCTTTTCCAAGGATCGCAGGTTTGTGCCAATTCTCCTCACCTTGATGAGAGTCTAGCCAGCTTTGCATGATCATCTCGGCATCTCCTTCGTTGAGATACTGATCGGAAGAAAGGATGCCTTCTGGTCGTGCATTCTCCTGGAAGAAAATATAATTCCAGTTAATGGCCTTTAGATCGGTTCCGATAATCACACGCAACACCTGTGTAGGGGAGTACCCGTAGTACGGAGACTCTGGATTGAAGCTACGGAAGTAAACAATATCCTCTGGCTTGAAGACGACGGCACCCTTCGAACCAGTCCACACAAAGCCATCAATGAGTCGCGTTGTCCCAGCGACCACTTGCATCTTGAGAGGGTTGATCAGCGGCCACAGACCAGTGACCTTGGTGGCGTCAGAGGGGTCGTAGAGCTTCTCAACGTAAGCCATCCCAGTCAGTTCCATGTAGGCTGATATTGCCTGTTTAAGGAGGTTCCCCGACACGCCCGCAGAGGGACAGGGGTTAGCAAGCATATCGAGGATGGGATCTTGCCTGATCACTCGTCCGCCTTCGATCGCCGCCCATTTCTCCATCACGCCAGCATACGTTTTCGAACGAGATGCTGCGTGGAAGTGGCGTGCGCTGAAGAACTTCCGATCCTCCTTAGCCTGGTCAGCTTCAATCATGACGAAGGGAATATCTGCGATGGAGCATCCGATCCGTTCAATCGCGGTAAAGACAGCAGGATCCTCTTTGAAAGCGTTGAAGATATTCTGGAGGCCAGCAGGACGAGTAACGCGCCCGTCGTTGTAGCTCGGGCGCTCGGCTCTAACTAATCGGCTGGGGGTCATCTCCGCCGCTTCTTTGACGGGGGTGCCTAATGCCCTATCCAGTGCTTTCATGAAGCCTGCCACTAGAGTCCTCCTCTTCTACCACCTTGAACCCTGAACCGCCGCAGCACGGACATTCGCTCCACCGTCGCGTCGGAGCCCCGCACTGGCATACCTCGATCAATCCATCCTTGAGCAGTGTTCCCCAGAAGGCATCGATGAACGCATGGAACGTTCTCATCGTCTCCTGCTTGTAGT